CCAGTGTCGCCATTTCATTTTTTACATTTTATTTTTATTTACAGACAAGGTAATTGTATAAATTAATAAATCAATAAGGAGATTTAAAATGGCAATAGCTTTAACTGCGACTAAGAGTTCTACATCGGAGCCTTATAAAAAGAATAGGTGGATATTCCAATTTTCATCAGTAAAAGGTTCAACTGGAGGAGAGTCAGATCTAGCGTTTGCAGCTCATACTGTATCACCTCCAAAACATACTTTAAATACTGTTGAACATAACAGATTAAATGAAAAGTTTTGGACAGCAGGTAAACCAACTTGGAATGATATAAATGCTACATTCTATGATTATCATGAAGTTAATTCAGCTGGTGAACTTCTTTATAACTGGAGTCAAACTGTATATGATCCTTTAACTGGTGCTATGGGTGTTAAAACAGCATATACAACTTCAGCAACATTAGCTCAACTAGGACCTGGTGGTGGAGTTACTAGAATATGGAATATTTTCTATATCTGGCCTTTTGATGTGACATATGGTGATACATTAAGCTATGATGATGATGGAATTTCAGAAGTAACTGCTATTTTCAAGTATGATTATGCAATCAAATCACCTGATACTGGTCTCGCAACAACCTAACAAAAAAGAGACTCAATTGAGTCTCTTTTTTATATAAACTTTTTGTTTATGAAACTTTCCCATTTCATCCTATCGAATTTTTTACCTTTCTTTCTCTTAACATTTTCTTGAAAGTTTATTTTAACATATGGTTGTTTTCTATTATTAGCATATCTTCCTGTAGCGTATAGCATACCTAATAAATAAATATCCTTTATCTTTAATGAAACATTATTATTTTGAGAATCATAAGTGAAATCATATAGACTTGTCATCTTAGATTTTATTTGATATTCTAGTTCTCTTGGAATCAAACCACTAATCCAATTCTTTTGTTGATTATTCGCCATATAGTTTTTTATCTTTTTCTCTAGAAATCTTTCTAGATATGGATTAAAATTAAATAACAACATTTTAGGAAGACTAATTTTTAACTTAAATGTCTTTGTCATCTTTGATAGTTGTGCTGTAGGTTTAACATTCTTAATAGAATCAGCTATCCATTTTTTCCAAAGGAATTTATATACAACTTTAGTTGTATCAAAACTCTTAACTTCGATATATTTTCTATCATTTTTCGGTATATATAATCCCAAAGAGTCTTTTAAAGATTTTCTATTTATTCTTCTATATGAATTAGCTCTATCTTGTGTTATTTCATTTGATGTTATTTGAATAGAGTATACAATATCATAACCAACTGTTGTTTCTCCTGAACGTATGAATGTAAGAACTAAATTATTTTGAGTTAGTATAATAGTGTTCTCTTTTTTCTGTGGCTCGATCCATAAACCATTTACAAAAGGCATTTATCTACCTCCTGTTTTCTTAGCTGATATTTCAGCTTTTGAAAGAAATAAATTCTCTGGAGATTTTAGTTCTGAAACAACTATGAGATTATTTATAAGTCTATACTTTTTCAACTTTTTAAAATCTTCATCATCCATAATAACTTGTAAACTTCTTTCAAATCTTTTTATTGCTGCTTCTATTTTCTTTTCAGCTTCTTTAAGTTTCTCTGGTCTTTTTATATGAACTGTTGGTGTGAAATCATTATCATCTATGACTATATTATAGTCATCCATATCGCCAGAATATTTAGTTTTAATACCTGTTTTCGTTCTATATATTTTCCTTTCTATTTCATTAAATTCAATCTTTGATCTTCCACCAGCTTTTTTCTCTACTAAAGTTCTTCTTCTTTTAATAGCTTCATCTATAAGTTTTTCTAAGATAGATTCATATGTTTTCTTATAAACATTCCTTGGAATTGAATTTCTTAATTCATCTATTATATGAGCTCTCAGTAAATATTTTCCTAAAGCTACATTGAAGTTATTTCCTCTAGCAAATTGATTTCTATTTGTAAGGTCGAATTCATCATCTGAATCGGAAGATTCGTCTATAGTATTATCTTTTTTATATTTACCATAGTTATCCATTCGTTTCTTTTCTTTTTCAAGACGATCTCTTCTTACAATACCTTTTCTTAAATCTATACCAGCTTTTACTTTATCTAGAACTTCACGAGAATCTAAATCTGAGCCTTTATCTATATCGGAAATATCTTCAGCGTTCTTCTTTAATTCGATAACAGTTTTTCTTAAATCCGATAATGTCATATCGAACACACCAGAGCCTAAATCATAATGTTGCATAACTTTCTTTATAATTAAGTTATTTAACTTCCCTGTTTCAAGAAATTCTCTTTCTACCACTTTAAGATTATCAATAGCTATAGTAACTGACTCTATTTTACCTTGAGCGTCATTTCCACTGCTAAAAAACTCTTTTCTTCTCTCAATCTTTTTTCTTCCAGATTCAAGCCCTGCTTTGAATTGAGCATGAGTCATTCCTACTATTTCTTTTGAAGTTAATGTTTTATTTTTCTTAACTAATCTTTTTATTAGTTGATATGGAGCTAAGACATCTTTACGAAATGTTTGAATTTTCTCTACCATTTCGTCACCATATTTCTCATGTATTTCCGATAATATTTCTAATTGTTCTTTAGTATATTTATAAACAGTTCCGTCCTTACCTACTCCTGTTTTAATACCAGCTTCACTTCTTAATCTTTCTTTTCCAATCAATGCTCTAGATTTAATTTTTTTCATCTCATTTGAGATTATCTTATCTATAGAATCTGGAGCGTTTTTCATTTTCTTCAAGTTATTTCTTTTTAAAGTTAAATATGCTAAAGTAGGATTAAGTGGAACTATTCCCTCTAACAAATTATGTATTACAATTGATTTAGAGCTTAGTTCGCTCATTATTATATCATCTATATTCATATATATTCCTTATAGCTTTATCTTTACAGAATATATATGAATTAGCTAAATTAAAACTATATCTACAAAACCAGCATCTTTATAAAGATTAATTCTTTGATTAGAATGTCTTTCTAAAAACTTATTACCGTAGTCCATAAAGTCAATTATAGTAGCTACCTTTTTACCTTCTGCTTTTCTTAAAGCTCTACCTATCTTCTGTAAAGTTTGAACTTTGCTCTTGCCAGCACTAGCATTTATAAACAACTCTATATTGTTAATACTTACACCTGTATTAAATATATTAGATGCTATTAAGGTTTTTATTTCTCCACTCTTAAATCTCAATATAGCATTATTTCTAATCTCTATACTATCTTTTCCAGATAATAACTCAGCATCTGGAATAAGTTCTTTCAAGACATCTCCATGTTCTATAATTTTAAATAAAACCAATGTTTGTTTTGTTGTTTCATTAGCTATATTAGCTATTGCCTTATTCCTATCATCATTTTCTACTATACCAATATTATATGATGATGGATAGTCAGGAGCTGGTTTACTTTCGATTTGTTTGAAGAATATTTTCGGAGGGGTTATAACCTCATTCTCTAATAGTTCTTTTGATTTAGTTTCTGATATTATCTCTCCTAAAAACTGTCTGATTTTCGCCCATTTAAATTCACCATCAGCATCTGGAGTAGCTGACATTCCGAATCTTATTTTAAAATTAGTATGCTCAAGAAAATCTTGATATGTCTTCGCTGCTACAGTATGGGTTTCATCAAATATAACGCCATCGAAATTAGTTAAATCAAGCTTTTTTACAGAGCCTATTGTAGATACTATTATTTTACCTAATTTAACTCCTTTACCAGAACACATTCCTACATCAAAACCTTGTTCTTCTAAATCTTTATATAATTGCGATACTAAAGATACACCTGGAACTATAACTAAAATACTTAAATCTGTAGCTTTTAAATAGGCTGATAAAATAGACGATTTGCCACTACTTGTTGGTAGCTTTAATATTCCGTTATTTGTCTTCAACATAGCTTGTAATGCTCTTTGTTGATGCTCTACATATTTAAATTTAGGGTTAAAATATTTCCTTAAATCATCTAACTCATATTTACCTTGATGCTCGAACTTTTCTCTATTATCTTTTATCTCTATTTTCCAGTTCTTCTTTTTTATAAAAACAAGGAATGATTTAAGAAACCCTGTTCTTAAAATAAAATAATTGTCCTTCATAAAGAACATTTTTACTTTAACTATGTTTCTTTTATTATACCCTCTTGATGTCATAGCTTTTGAAGTATCTTTAAAAGTATATTTTAGCTTTAATTCAGCTGTCTGTTCTTTAGTAAGATTCCCTATTGCAAGAAAATCATCTCTTATTAATATATTCATTCATTCCCCTAAAAAAAAAGAGCCAATTAAGGCTCTTTATAACTATTCTTGGTATACACCCCAAATAGAGCTTTCATCACAAATTCCATATGTTGAAATTTCACCTTCTTTTCTATTCTCTAGATCAACTTGTAGAATATTAGTTCCTTCAAATAAAACCCAATCGCCTTTTTTAAGACCACCTTTATAATCTGGTCCGAAGTCATCAATAACAGCTCTAGTAACAATAATTGTTTGAGTCTTCTCTGTTTGTTTTCCATCTTCATCTACATCTTGATAAATTTGCTCTTTTGGTCTTTTTACAAACTCTAAAACAATTTTGTCCCCTATTGGCTTAATTAATTGTGCCTTTCCATCCATCGTCATTTTTCAATTCTCCTATTAAATTCTTTCTCTAATTAATTTTGATGCAGTAGCTGGATTTAAACTATCTCCAAATAAAGTTTTTAAGTCCTTCATTAAAACACCGATAGCTCTATTTCCGCTTAAAGATTTTTCTTTTATTATTTCATCTATTGTTCTAATGAGTTCAACATCTGTAACTTCCATAGGAACTAGACAATTTAAAATAGCTATTTCTTCTTTATAAATAGCGTGAACTTCTCCAACTACAACATCTAATTGTTTTTCTAATTTCTTCATCGTGGATTTCGCCACTTTAATTAAATCAGATTCTAATACCTCTCTTTGTTCTTTCTTAGCTATCGCTTCAGCATTAGCTATAAGACTAGAATAAGCATTAGATAATACTTTATTACTTTTCCTACTTTTTATTTTAATCTTTTTTAACTCTTTTATACTAATCATTTTTTTAATTGCTCCTTGACATATTATACAATAAAAATAAACTTTTGTCAAGGAGTTTGAAACTACTTCTATTTAGAAGATGCTTCCATAGCTTCCATCATATCCTGATAATCTTCATCCCCAATTGGATCTTGAAGATTTTCAACTTCATAATCATCTTCATCAGAATCTATATCTAATGTTAATTGTTTTCTTCTTTCATCTTTTAATTCTATTTCTCTTTGTTCTAAAGCATTCTGAAAGAAGTCTATATTAGCATCTTCATCTCTAAGTAATAACTTTAAGAAATCTTTTTTGTAGAAAGATTTATCATTATTCCAACCTTTAATAGAATAAGTTCTGTTTCCTGTTATTACTCCAAAATCTTTAAGTAAAGTAAATAAACCAGATAATTTTACTGGACCTATTGCGAAATCAAATAAGAATAACGCATTTCTACCAGCAGTTCCAAATCTACTTTTCTTAATGTTTGCTTTTATAGTATTAAGTGAGTTTCCAAGAGAACTCTTTCTTCTCTCTCTTTCTTCCTTAATTTCTGTGTCAGTCTTATCATCTGTAAGAGCTGTATTTGAAAACCTAACTGAAATACTTGGATTATAATCAGCGTTTAACCCACCAGTTTCTTTCCAAGGATCATATTGATTTCCAATATTTGTATATAACTTATTAGTAAATAAGAAACTAATATTTGATTTCTCAAATGCTACATCAAATGTTCTAAAAAAACTTCCAATCTCTTGAGCTCTTTTACCCATATCGAATCCACCATTAAGTTCTCTTATAGATTGAAGATTTCCTAATGAATCTAAAATTATTAATATCTTAGCATCTTTAAGTTTAGGGTTCATCTCTAAAGCGTGAGTAAATTTCTTTAGAAGTCTTGTAGCTCCTTCATGAAAAATATGTGTTGGTGTTACTTTATTAACCGGAAATTTATCATCTGCTACTTCTTCAGATTTTCCATCTTTTTTGCTTGTTTTATAATTAACGAAAGTATGTGCTTTTATAATTCTAACTTTATTAGTATCAACTCCAGCAAATTCAATTAACTCTTTAGCACTACCTCCACCCTCAGTTTCTAAAATAATACACATATCTAATTTTGGGTCTCTCATAGCTACAGCACTTAATAAAGATTTACCTGTAGAACTTAGACCAGAATATGAAACTATCCTTCCAGCTGGGATTCCATGCCTTAAGTTTTTTGACATAGCATAATTTAAACTATAAATTCCGGAATCATACCAAGTCTCAACCTTACCATCCACTTTCGATAAATCTAATATATCATCAAATTTATCATTTATCATTTTATCTAATTCATTATAAACAGAATTTTCTTCTTTAGCCATAGTTCCTCCTTTAGACTAAAATAGCCACTAATTAAAGTGGCTACCTATCTTAGATAAACTCATCTAAGATGTCATCTACATCATCAGAACTATTATCAGCTTCTGCCTCTTTGAAATTATCAGCTTTTTCTTCAAACTTTTCTTCAGGTTTTTCTTTATTAGTTGTATTAACCGTATTATTACCACTTCCTGTATCATCAGTGTCTGGGTCTAAAAATTCTTTAACTGCTTGAGATAAAACATCTACTGATCTGAATTCTATTAAACTATTGTATTTCATAGATGTAGCTTTTTCTAGACAAGCTTTAATATCATCCATACTATCAAATAATTTAGTTACCGATGGCTCAGGCATAGATGTATCATAATTTGTTAATCTTCCTGTTCCTACTTTGGAAATTGTATAATCCCGTCCTTCAACCGGATGAACTATATTTCCATATTTGCCTGCTTGCATAATTGAAAAGAATTTTTTCTGAATAGATTTCCCTACTTCATAAAATTCTGGAATTAATTGCTCTTTAACATCTTTCTTTCTATCAATTATCCTGAAAACAAATCTATCTTTTGCATTTAAAGCCCAAGCTAAATCTCTTTCCTCAGTATCCTTTTCTGATACTTTAAATAATTTCTTTGCTGCTTTACAAGCAGGACAAGATTGTGCCTCATGCAAATTACCTTCTTTATCAATTAGTTTTTGATCCACACACTCATAAGGTGTTCCATCAATCCAGTGTACTTTATGATGTAAATAAGGTAGAATTTCCTCATTCTTTTTCATAGGTGATAAAAATCGAATAATGTTATCTCCAGATTCAGGACTCCAAAATTTCTTTTCCCCACCGCTATCAGCGGCCATTGCAGCTAACATGTCTTTTGTTTCTTGTGCGTTCATACGTCTTTCTCCATTTTGCCATTTTGCCATTTTGGGCTATCGGGCATTTATTTTTACAACTTAATAAGTTGTTAATTTATTGTATCATTTATTTAAACTTTTGTCAAGTGTTTATAGTTTGCTTTAATATATTATTTATATTATTATGATATTCTAATCAGATTGATATTGTTATCTTCACAATATTGATTTTTTAATCTATCAGATTTTATAGTTCTTCTTAATTCTTTTTCTCCACCAAATACTTTTATAGCTTTGAAATGTTGTATTCCATCAAATTCTATAACTGTATTCGTTCTCGGAATATAAAAATCAAATCTAAATTTCCCTAACTCTTTAAATTTTTTTTCTCTTTCAAATTTAATGTTATTTTCAACTAAGTATTTATCTATTTGTAATTCACCTTTTGAAGAACTACATATAGGACATCCATAACTTGACAGATGATCATTTGGTCTTTGTTCAAAAACACTATGTTCTTTACATATTATTTTTACTTTAATTTTACTGTTTTTATAATTAACTAAATTATAATCATATTTATCTCGATGTACTAATTTTGCTTTTCTAATAAATTCTTCTGTATTAGACTTTTCTTTTCCACCACAAATAGGACAACCATTTCTATTTAAGTGATTATTTGCTATTTGTTCAAACACACCATGTTCTTTACATATAATCTTTACTTTAGTTTTATTGTTAATATAATTTGTCAAACTATAATCATATTTATTTTGATGTATTAATTTTGCTCTTTGAATAAACTCTTCTGTAGTTAACCTTTGTACTCCAGCACATCTAGGACAACCAATTCCTAATAGATGACTTTCTGCTATTTGCTCAAAAATACCATGCTCTTTACATATTATTTCTACTTTAGTTTTACCATTAATATAATTAACTAAATTATAATCATATTTGTTTTGATGTATTAGAATTGCTCTTTGAATAAATTCTTTTGTAGTTAATCTTTTTCCCATAAATTATATTATCACTTTTTTAAACTTTTGTCAAGTGTTTAGTTCGGAAGATTATCCTTCCGAACTAATTATTATAATCTTATTATACCACGTTCTCGTTCTAGATCTGAGAATTCATTTGGTTGTTGCTCTATAACTTCTATAGAAACAATTTGTTCTTTAAGAATATATTTTCTTATTTTTGAAATTTGTGCTAATGATTGAGTATTATTTTTTCGAGCTAAATTATTTACACTTCCATCTTCTGGAAACATAAGTAATCCTGAACTTCCTAATTGAGAAATAAAAGAATCTAAATCTCCTTTCACTTTCCCATTACCTATTTGATCCTCAAACATATCAGCTTCTGCGTTTTCATATCCATAATATTGAGAATTCTTCCCTAATGCATCTTGCACTATAGAATTCACATATGTAATTTTTTCACCATTTATAAGTGTTATAATTATTCTAGCTTTTATCATATTTTATCTCCTAATGATTTTATCTTTACCCTATGATAATAAAAAACCCAAAGATAATATACCTTTGGGTTTCGAGCGTTCATTTAGGTCCGTTCTATTTCTTTATTTTTTCTTTCAACTTCTTTATTAAGCATTTTCAAATAGTCCTCGTATTCATCAATTGACATAGAATACAAATCCTCGACACTAAATCCCCAATTCACAAGATGAAAAATAGAATTTCTAATCTTGTGAATATTTTGCTCACTATAGCCGAAAAAACTCAGCACCGATAGGAATACTACCAGAATAATCAGTGTTACAATATGGACAAACAACATCATCTAAAGTATCAACTCCTGTGGAGAATTCTGTAGCTTCTTTAAGGTCAGCTCTATCTCTTCCTGGAAGTGCTTCTAAAAATTCTTCATAATCACCTCTACCTACTAATTCTCCATTAGGGTCTTTAATAGAAACTATTGTGGAAAGTATATTATCCATAATTCTAGAATCTGAATCTGCTGTTGATTTTTTCTTTTTCAGATTTCTCTGATAGATATCTTCGGAATGATGTAGTCGTGGAAGTATAGTAGTAACTTCGTAACCTACTGAAAGTTTTGTTTTAATAGGCTCTACAACATCTTCTGGTAATTCTTCAAATCCTAATTCTGTAATATGAACTGAATGATCGAATTCTTGTTCACAAGAAGAATTTCTACATTTAAGTTTAAATTTATATTCATCACCATATGAAATACTTCTAAGATAGAACAATAAGAAGTTAGAGTCAAATAATAGAATATCTTTAGCTTCGATATCTGAAGCGATACAATTATCGATTACCATTCTTGTAGCAGCACCAGACTTTAAAAATCTTGATGTAGAAAGAATTTCTTCTTCTTTAACAGTCATAGGATACATATAAATAAATCCGTTTAATACATCTTCATCTGTAGTTACATTTCCATATAATCTCCCACCTGATGGTAATACTACTTTTTCTGGAGTGATGAAATTAAATTTACCTTTTTTTCTTTTTCTAGGACCTGACATATTACCTTGTGCTTTAGTAATAGTATCATCCCCTGTGCTTTCAATAGCTTGTATATTTGCTATTTTACTCATATCTAACTTTGGAGCTTTTGGATGTTCTCTCCTGTTAGGATCTATAAGTTCGTTCTCTGTCATATATTCTCCTTATTAATTCTAATTATATATTTTTATATATGTGCTATTATCTTAACGAAAAATCTGAGTAATGATAATCTATAGTATTAGGAAAGAAATTTCTGTTGGGTTAGGAAAGAAGTTTCTCACTAATAATATACAATGAACAATATTATTAATAATTTTCTAAAACTGAAGATAATCATTGTAAATATAAGAGCTGAATCTTATAAACTGACACCAAGTATAACTTTAAGTTTTAAACTCTGTGATGATTGATTAAGAGACCTTCCTGTAAGAATCAGAGTGAATAATATGGATCAGAGTGAATAATATGGATCAGAGTTTATAATATGAATATTACCTCAAATTTCTCAGTATTCAAAAAATTAATATTAATAATATTGTTCATTGTATATTATTAGTGAGAAAATTCTTTCCTAAAGTAGCAGAAATTTCTTTCCTAATACTGTAGATCATATTTATATCTCATTCTCAGAGAATTTAGAAAATTAATAATAATATTGTTCATTGTATATTATTAGTGAGAAAATTCTTTCCTAAAGCAGCAGAAATTTCTTTCCTAATAGTATAACAGTAAAGATAATTCATACATATCACAGGAGAAAAAAGTGAAGAAAATAATTTTAATTTTAGTAATATTATGTAGCAGTTTAAACATAAATGCGGACAATTATAGAGAAATTGGTAGTTTCCAGTCAACATATAATGAAAAAGATATGATCGAAGTTGGTGTTAATATGAATGGGATAACTAATATAAAATTCCGTAAGGATTATATCATTTATCTAAATCCAGACGTTCTATCATCATTCTCGAAGCAATTAAGTATAAATTTGAGTCTTATAGATACAGTAACTTCTGAGAATATAGATATAAGTTATTCAGGAAACACTAATATAATTGACTTTGGTTATTATGATGTATTAGCATCATTTATCTATATCACAGGTGATGGTGGAGAGGAATCATGTAGTATTAAAATTAAATATATAACACAGACTGGTGGAACTGGAACTAAAAATGTATTACTTAGTGCTGAGGATATTAGACAATTACAACAGCTTATTGATAATGATATTATAGAAGATCTTAATAGACAAGACGATATATTAAGAAATAAAGTTATTGAATTAAATAGTAAAGATGAGTAAGAAGCAAACAACA